AATGATGATGCAGATAAAGATGCTGACGGACATGTTAAATTTATTTTGACAGATACTGATTATGCACTTCAATTATCAAAAGTACTTGATGATGTATATGGTATTTCTAAAGAAGAATTTGAAGATATGATTGGTGGAGAAATTGTTGACGATTCTGAAGATGAAGAGGCAACAGATGATAATTCAGATAAGGATGAAAACACTCCAGATGCAGATAATACTGAAGGTTCTACAGAGGAAGATACTATCGACCCATCAGAATTATTTAAAGGAATGTAATTAAAAATTTAATTTATACCATGTTAAACATAAATAAATAATTTATAAAATGATATTGGACCGCCTTCAAATTTATTGAGGCGGTTTAATTTAGTTTTTTATTTACTTTTTCTTATATTTTATTTTTCCCTGACAAGGTTTGTGAAAATCATGGTCAGGGTTTTTTATATTTCATTTTTTATAAGAGTAAATAAATATTTAAAATGTAAAAATTAATGTTATTTAAAATGCCATTAGATGTTTCAAAATTTTCAATACCTGAGATATTCAATAATTCAAATGGTCGTTCAAGTGCAACGAAAGCTGTTGGTTTATTGACTTCTTTTGTATGTCTTACCCTGTTTATAATATTAGTGATATTCTATTTTATACATACAGGTGAGGCAAGTACTGTTATAACATTAATAGATAAAACAATAGCATTCTTTGGAATTGGCACCGGACTAATGGGAGTTAAATCTATTTCAAGTGCTATTGGTAGTAGATTTTCTGATACCTCAAATCAATAGAATTAGCAACAATAGTAGGAACAAAATGAAGGAGATAATTTATAATTGAAAATTTAAGGCAATTCTAAAATCAGAATATATAATGTAAGGGGAGTAATAATCCTCTTACATTTTTTATTCATATGCAGTTAATAAGAAAAAGTAAAAACTATCTTATTAAAATATTAAATAATTTAATAAAAACTTTAGGCGGAAAACCTGATAATAAAGGTGATACAATATATGCATTGCCATATAAAAGTAATATAAATAAGATAGAAGAAAAAGAAATTAAAATAGAAAGTATTGTACCATATAACAACTATGATAATAATACTATTCGTATAGTTAGCTCTTATATAAAGAGTATAAAAATAAAGAAAAAGTAAAATTATGCCAAGATTTTTCCAACATATTAATCCAGATAGTCCAGAATTTGAGAAAGTCACTACTTTTAATTATATAGATGATAGTGATCCAGATATAACATTGTATGTATTCCATGATGGAACTAAATGTAATAAAGAATTGATTGCTCCTATTAACGATCCTAATGCCTTCAGAATGAAGAAAATTATGGCTGAGCTTAGTGATGATATTAATAAATGGCATTTCCATAAAATAGAAATTAAAAGAAATATACAATCTGCTGTTAGTGCAGATGGTACAACATATGAAGTACCAGATGCATATATGGGCGAAGATATGAAAGATCATGTTAAGTGGGAAGCCAATCCACCTCTTAAAGTTAATATTAATAATATAGAAAGTGATGAAAATTATATTAAACATGATAATCATGAAAATATAAATAATTCACATTCTAATAAAGAAATGACTTCTCCTAAAGTAACTGAACAAATGATTATTGATAATAATACGGCTAATAATATTAGTATCAATAAAATACCTGTTCATGTGATAGCATTTGATAATAATATGCAATATTCTATTGATGTTGACGGTCAAATGCTACAATTACCAGGTAATATAATTAAAGAAAGATTACTAAGTGGTAAACAACCTACATTATCTATACCGTCTAATAATGAAAACCTTATCAGTACATGTACATCAGAAGAGAAAGGCTTGGTAGATAATATGATTAAAATGTCTAAGAAGGATGAAGGAGAAATAGAAATTGCAGTTACTTTGAATTTACCAGCTAAAGATGTCTTTACTTTATTAACTACTGTATATCCAGCTAAAATGGCAGATGAATTTATAGTTAATATAGCTAATAGTATTTCAATACATGATTTGAGAATATCTGTTGCAAATGGATTAGAAGAATATTATGGTGCTGAAAATATTGAAGACTCTGAAATAGTAGAGGTTGAACATGAACAACCGGCAGTGGACGTATATCAATATAAAGCAGAATCTGTGGCAGGACAAGTTTATAGGTCAACCAGAAGTGCTAATAATACTGAAACGTCTCAAAATAATGAAAATAAAAAGCCCCGTACAAAGCGATATAAATAAACTAATTGATAAAAATATTTTTTCACACATTAATGAGAAATATTTATATGACAGATGAACCAGAATATAAACTTAAGTAGGTATTTTCAAATATAAAAAATTTTTTTATATTTGATGTATCTGCTTTTGTAACAAGTCTTAATTTAAATTTAAATAAGTAGAGCAGTATATATTATATTAATACTGAAATTGAAAAACACATGTTAAATGCTCTTTCTTTAAAACGATATAATGGTATTATTTATATTAATAAGTCCTTAACTGAGAAATTATATTAGTCTATTAATAATAAATTTAAATAGTAGTATAAAGTGGATAAGATAATATTAATAGATGATGGTTAGTTTCCTAAACATACAGATATAATGAATATATTTGATGAAGTAATATTTTATAATAGATTTAACAAGAGCAAAATAATTGAACCTAATGAAGTTCCTATAATTAGTGATAAAAACAATCCTAACAATAATACGCAAATATAAATATAAAAAGAAAAATTTTTCTAATAAATGAAGAATATTATTCGTGTACCAGCATATAAGAAATTAAAAAAATATAAACCTTTACGTGAATCATTTTTTGATGATGAAGATAATGGATTAGATGCCACAGGTGGTGATAATCATGATGTAGTAAGTGCTATGGATGATGATGTACTTCGTGACGTTTATAAAGAAGATGTTGAACGTATTGATAGATTATGTGATTATTATGGTATTCTAGATTATACTTATAATTATAGTAATTCTGGTGTTTCTATTAATATTAAAGGAGATGTTAATTTATCTAATAATAAATGGAGTCGTATGCCTATTAAAATAGATAAGGTTGATGGTGATTTAGATTTAACACTAAATCGCTTTACTGATATGACCTCATTACCTCGTATTATTACTGGAACTTTATATATAGAACGAAATAAGTTAACAGATTTTACTGGTGCTCCTGACTGTAAAAGAATTGTTGCAACTAAACAATATGCTAAAACTAAATACCCATTAACTGATGAGAATTATAAGAAATGGGAAGATGGTACATTAATGGAATCATTAGTATATATTGATAGATTAGATGCATATGGTGAAATAGTTTCATTAACAAGTACTGGTCAATATTGTAATGTTAAATTATTTGAAGCTAATGGAGTACACACATTTAAAACCAAAGATATAAAATATTTGAATGATTAAATTTTTTACATTAAATAATGTAAAAGTAAAGTGAGATAAAATTAAATTATCTCACTTTTTAATTAAAATTAAATTTACATTTATAACACTATGGCAATGAGAGAAAGTATTATATAGGTTGCATTATCACAAGTAGGCACAGTGGAAAATGGGCCTAACTGTGTTAGATATAATCTTGAAATGTGGGGTAAAAATGGCATGCCATGGTGTGCAACATTTGTATCTTGGTGTGCACGTTAGGCTGGTATTTCATAGGCATATTTATCATATACTGCATCTGCAAGTGGTATGGCAGCATGGTTTATGAAAAATGGTAAATTTAGAAAATCTGCAGCACAATCATTATAGTCATATACTCCATAGGCTGGAGATACTATATATTTCTCTCATAATTTTTCATCTGGACATATTAGCCATGTAGGACTGGTTGCCGGGCATGATTCTGAATATATCTATACAATAGAAGGTAATTATAGTAATGCAGTAAAAAAATGTAAATATAAAATTAATAATTCTACTATTGTTGGATTTGGTGTATTAGATGGTATAGGCACAATGGTAAATTATAATTTTAATAATATAAATGAAAGTTATGGTAATACTGTTGGATTTGTAGGTAATATGTATCAACAACCTATTAATATTACTGTAAATGCTCCTACATATTAGCATAATTATGGTAAACTTACGGGTACAGACATATATTATAGAAATATTGAAGAAGCATAGGTAATAGGTAAAAAAGTTATTACAGAAGAAACACGAGATAAGAACGGTAAAGTAATAACACAATAGAAAGAAATTGATATATATGAATATAAATTACCAGAAGATAATGTACCAGAAGCATAGGATTGGGGTATTGCACAATATGATTATCCTGAAATAAAATTAGATGATAAATTATTTAGTTTAGTTAAAGAAGAAAAAATTTCAGGTATTAAATTAAATGCTAATGGGTCTTATGTTAAATCTGAACCTAAAGATTATAATAAAGTATTAGAAGCTTTTTTTCATTATGATTAGATAGTAGATTTAATACATAATACACAATTACAAGTTAAAGAAGATAATACAAATTTACAGAAAAATAAAAGTTCTAATAATAAAGAAGGTGTTATATCAGCTTTAGTAAAAACTAAAAATGCTTTTGATAGATTTGGTAGAACTATAAAAGAAGGAAGTACATGTAGAATATGCCATAAGAGATTAGCTTATTTGCCAGCATAGGGTTTTTGTTCTACTGAATGCTTTATTAAAGATTTAACAAACAGGGTACTTGTGTAGAGAGCAACATCTGAAAATGATCCTGTTAATATTACTGTAGATTATCTATAGCATTGGTTATAGTATATTAATATAGTTATTAATTTATTAACTGAATTACCATAGTTATTAAGAGATGTTAGATGGTTACCAGATATATATCGCAATTATGTTGTTGTAAAATTAAATATATGTTTTGTTAAAATAAGATTAATGATAACAAGATTATTATTAGAAAAAAACAAAAATATTATTAAATTATTAATACCTGTATAGAATGGTGTATTCGATGATAAATTAGGTAATTGGTTTGGTAATATTAATTCAATAGTTAATTTAATTAATATGGCTACACAAACATTAAATACTGCTATGGCTGCAGCTATTAAAGCAATGCAAATACCAACCTCTACAATAGCACCAGAAAGTTATGCTTGGCTTATGACCCCTCGAAGTGCTATGAATTCTGATAGTGGTAAGTTATTTATAGAATTACCTACAACTTCTCCATCACGTGGAATAGTTACAAAAATAGTACCAACTGGTGTATTAAACCAAAATATTTAGGTTATTGATAAGTGGGTACAAAAAACATTTCCACCTATAACAAATGCTGAATATTTAATGGACCCAGATGCTTTTAATATTCGTTTAGCATTAAGTGATTAGAGTGATATAGTTAGGAGGACCACTGAAATACTTGGAAATTTCATGGTATTAGGTCCAGATTATATGCCACGATATAAGAACTTGAAATTAACAAATTTCTATTTTATAACTGCAATATTAGAAGGATGGGCAAAACATGGGAAAAATAGTTTTGGTTCATTAATTCATCCAAATATTTAAGGCTTTTTTAACTTTTAACTTTATAAATAATTGAAAACGAAGTCTTAAAAATAATGCAAACGAATAAAGTTTTATTAGTGTTGGACTGGAGTAACCTGATGTTCAGGTCATTATTTATGAATTCATTATATGGTAAAGTTGGAAATTATGATCGTATTGAAGATATGTAGTCATTTATATATAAATTTGCCATTGATGTATGTTCATTAATTAATATCTTTAAACCAACAAATATAATTATTGCTACAGATGCATAGCATCCATGGCGTAAATAGATTTTACCTGAAGAAGTAGGGTATAAATCAAATCGTTCTAAAAATGGTAATTTTAATTGGGATAATATATTTAAGTGCTCTGATGATTTATTACATCTATTAACAAAAAAAGGATTACATGTAGCATAGGTAGAATATGGAGAAGCAGATGATATTGTAGCGATGTGTACAGAATTAGTTAAATATGAATATCCTGAATATAATACTGTTATTGTAAGTGCTGATGCAGATTTACGATAGTTAATTTCTTTTGATAAAGATACACATCAATATTGTGTAGTATATAATACAACAGGAAAAGGGAAGGGAAAGGCTAATAAAAGAAGTATATATGCGACAAAAGAATTTATTGATTGGGTAAATGCAGCAGACCAAGCTGATATATTCTTTGGAACGGTTGATAATAAAAAAACATATATAAAGAATTTATTAAAACAGAATACAATTATTCAATTAGAAGAAACTAATCCAGATGACGTATTATTACATAAAATATTTTGTGGAGATGATGGTGATTGTGTTCCAAGTATGTATCATTGGTATGTGAGTGATAAGAAACAACGAATAACACCAAGTAGGGAATAGAAGATACGAAATCAAATAGGTATTAATAATGTAAAAGATTTATGTGAATCTATACAATTATTACCTGCTGCAATGGAAAAAGTTTGTAAAAAAGAAATTGATGATATTGATATTGATGAACGTGTATAGCGTCAACGAGTATTAGTAGAATTAAATTCTAAATTATTCCCTGAACATATTTAGGAATATAAAGATACATTAAATTGGATGATAAAAGATACTCCTGAATATAATTTCTGGAATTTCAAAGCACCTGATTTATTCAAGGGTACAAAATATGAAAATGCTAATAAGAAAAAAGCATTAGAAGCAGAAGTATTTAAGGATATGGATAAGTACCTAAAAAGTAATAATTTATTTAATTAAAATATATGAAGAAACAATTAATTAAATGTGGTAAATTCGCATTCATAGATATAAGTAAAGCAGAAGGATTACTGATACAACCATCATTTGAAGAATATGCTATAGTTAGAATAACATATAATGATGAAGTTAGTACTGCTAATATTTATAAAGTAGAGACAAAAGAACTCCTAACCCAATTTATCTTAGAACTTGATGAAACCTGTATTAGTGATAGTATTTCATTACCTTCTGTTACTGATTTTATAGAGTGGTTTGATGAAGAACGTGATAATTTTATTACTATGCTTATGGAAGAAGATGATATTGATGAAGCAGAAACCCAAAGTAAGTAATAACTAAATTTATAATTTTCACTAAATGCTAAATAATGTTAACGACCATAAAATTTATGGTCGTTTTCTTTTTTATATGGATTTTATATTGTATCTTTGCATTGTTAATTAAAATAAGAACAAATAAAAAATAGAAAATATGAAAAAGTTTATTATAACATTCGCATTGCTTATTAGCTCTATTTCAGTTACAAATGCGGCTGAGGTTAATACTTATATTAAAGGTATAACAACTGGAGCTGATAAGGTAGAGGTTATTATTGTTGGTGAAACATCTACATGTTATAAGGTTTCACGTCATGGTAATGTGTATCTTATTAAGAAAGATAACATTAAATTATCTGAAACTTCAAAGGATTTATTGAAATCTAATGAGGTTAATAAGTTGTTCACTTATGGTATGAAGGTATCAAAGTCATCTAATAAAGTGTCAGCAGAGAAGCAGATCTTGTCTGATTTAATGTTGAGTAACATGTCAGTGAAGTAATTAACTTTTTAATAAATGAGTTGAGTTATGTTAAAAGTGAACCAAAAATATATTTTCCTATTAGGTATTGTGATATGTACTATTTTAGGTAATATGGCATATGATACATATTATACTAATACAGTAATATCTAAATTAGATACTTTATATAGTGATAGTGCTAATGTTACAGAAGTTGCAGATAATGTAATGACTCGTGATGTTATTGTAGATTATGTTTATAATAATTTTAAGGATAATACTAATGAATTAGTTAATACATCTGCATCAACAAGTAAAGTAGATAATAGAACTTATGTTAAAGGACCTTATCATATTGATGAGAAAGGAAAAAACCTTATTAAAGATTTTGAAAAATGCAGATTAACTGCATATAAGTATCATAATAAGAAGTCTGGACATACCGAAAAGTATTATACAGTTGGGTGGGGACATGTAATTTATCCGGGTGATAAAACACCAATGAGATTAACTCGTGAGCAGGCTGATAAATTATTTGATGAAGATATGAAGAAGTACGAACAGATGTGTACACGTTTGCTTAATGATTTAGATCCACGATTTAAGTTTACTCAAGGTTTTGTAAATGGTATGGTAAGTTTCATTTATAACTGTGGTGAGAAAGGTGCAAGAAAATCTAAGTTCTATCAAAGATTAAAAGTATGCCGTTTTGATGCTAATGGTAATGTTAATAAAAAAGATTTTGAATATGCTATTGAAGGTATTAAGACTTCACATGTATATGAACCGGGTCATAAACCACGTCGTCATCGTGAATATGCAATGATTGAAACGGGCAGAAGTACTAAATAGTGCAAATTTATTGAATTTTATGGATAAAAATTTTTATGGTTAAAATAAATTTCTTATCTTTGCATTGTTAATTAAAATATAAACAAATAAAAAATATAAAATATGGAAATGAATAAGTATTTTAACAAGTTGAAGTCTCTTAACTTTTCACTGATTATGCAATGTATAATCATTATACTGGGTATTACACTATTGTGGCAAAGTGCACAGAGTTGGAAATCCACTTCAGAACAGAAAATTGCGGCATTAGACTCAATAGGTTCTGATTCTACGGTGCAGATGAAGGTGGTACAATTTGATTACCACAACCACAAGTTCTTGGAGATTAATCGTCCAACTGGTAATTATATTGTACATGACCCAAATTGTAAGTGTATGTCAACTAAGTTAAACAATATTGTTACGGTAATGGATCGTAACAATCAAAAGAACTGTGACAAGATTACCGAAACAACTAAATCCTCAGTTAATGCTAATATAGGAGTAATCAATAATACACTGAAGCATTTAGAGGAACGTATGGCAAATCTTGAGAAAAAGTGTCAGCCTAAGGTTACAACTATTTACAAGTTCAAAGTTCCTGCTACACATCAAGTAGTTAAGAAACCAGTTACTGCACATAAACAGCCTGCAAAACGCAAGTAACTAAGTAAGGGAAAGAAATAATTAAAGTTTCTTTCCCTTTTTAGTAAACAAAACCTTAAAAAGTAAATAAAATACAATAAGAAGAATTAAGTAAATAATGACAAAGTTAGATAATATTTCTGAATTTGATAACATACCATCTATTGATATATGTGCAACAAAATGTATTTTTATTTCAGATATACATTTTGGAGTTAGATAGAATTCAGAAGAGTGGCAAGAAAATTAGAAAGATTATTTTTATAATTGGTTTATTCCTATAATTACAGAGTATAAGAAATCATTATCTAAAGATGATAAAGCTATCGTATTTGTATTAGGCGATGTTTATGATGATAGAAAATCTATTGATATAAATGTTAGTAATATGAGTATAGATATATTTTAGGATATTGCTAAAATATTACCAGTTTATATTATAAATGGTAATCATGATTTATCAAAGAAAACTAATAAAGGCAATACATCATTACGAACTATGGACCTTATTAAAGGCGTAACTGTTATACAAGACCCCACTTTTATTAATATTATTTCTCCTATTGATAAGAAATCTATTATACAAAATATTATAGCAATACCATTTTTAGGTGATACTACAAAGGAAAGTAAGTACCTTGCCAACTATACTAATAAAGCAGGTATAGCATTAATGCATACTGAAATTGCAAAGATGAAGATGGATAATGGAATGTCTATTGTTAATGGTGCAAATCCAGATGCATTTAATGGTTTAATTATTTCAGGTCATATACACCATCGGCAAGAGAATGGTAGAGTACTATACATTGGTTGTCCATATCAAATGACCCGCGGAGATATAGGTAATATGAAAGGGTTATATATATTTGATTTGAAAGAATTATCATATAAATTCAAAGAAAATGATTATAGCCCAATATTTCACAAAATTACGATAGAAGACTTACTTTTATTAAATGCTCAAAATAGAGCTGATTTTCTCAATAATAACTACAATTTTGTGCTCATAAATGAGGAAAACATAGCAAAATTCAAGAAAAAAGTGGACATTTATAACCTCCAGTAGGGTAGTACTGCAAAATGTGTTCGTTTATTAGTAATTCGAAAAAATACTAATATTTTAGATGGTGATGAGAAAGAATATAAAGAAATGTCTTTATCTGAACTTATTAATATTTGTATTGATAATATTGAGAATATTACAGAAGAACGAAAACATACTCTTAAAAGTATAAGTGATGTATACCTTAAAGAAGCACTTGAAGAGTTGAATGAATTATAATTTTATATTTTAAGTAATGTTTGATTTTAACACAGCTAAAGAAGATATAGAAAATACCCAATCATTAAATGATATTTCAAATCGTGCTATATGGAATACTATGCTAATGTCAGAAAAGTTAAAGTACCTCTTTGGTATTAATAATTTTTCCGCAATTATGTCTCATGGTAAAATATTAAAGGTAGATTCTCCTAATAAGATCTCTATATATATTAACATATATAAAGCTGTCAGAGAGAAACAATATGACCTTTTATCTACTATGTATTATAAAATGTATTATTTTGGTAAGCTGATAGATGGAAATACAGATACTAACAAAAATACTCGTAACCATATATTTAAAATTTTTGATGCTGTAACTATTAAATATACATATAGTGAAGAAAATTCTGACATTAGAACAACAACATATGAAATTATAGAAACTGACTATGAAAAGTTAAAAATAAATTTATTCGATACTCAAACATTCCTTAAAAATTAATTTATAATTAATAATTAAAATATAAAATAATATTATATAACAATAAATGCATTTTACAAAGATATAGTGGAAAAATTTATTTGCATATGGTGAATAGGTATAGACAATAGAATATGGTAACGAAGGTAAATTAATTCTATTAAAGGGTTAGTCTGGTGCTGGTAAATCTGCAATACTTTCATTACCTTGCTTATTATTATATGGTAAATTAGAGAAAGTTTCTAAAACTGCAATCGCAAATAGAGTTAATAAAAATGGGTGGTTACAAGGTACTATTATTAAAGGATAGCATACTTATGTAATAGAACGTAAATTTCAACCAAATGGATTAACTGTATTTAAAGATGGAGTTAATATTGAAAACTATGGTACTCGTGATGCACAAGCATATATAGATTAGGAAATTATAGAAATGCCTCAAGCTACATTTACGAATATGATTAGTATTTCAATGAAGAAATTCAAATCATTCCTTACTATGTCTCCTGCAGATAGAAAGCAGATTATTGATAGGGTATTTTCATTAGAGGCTATTAATATAGTATTTGAGAAAATAAAGAAAGATATGAGAGAATTAGGTGCAAGTATTAATGCAGATAATTCTACAGTATATTCTTTAAATCAAACTGTTTAGAATGCAAATACAGAGCTTATTCGGTTATAGGAAAAGAATATGACTGAAGATAATAAGGAAAAGATAGAAGAAAATAAAAAGAAAATTGAATAGGCTAATTCTAATTTACAACGACTTAATGAAGCATATTAGAAAGCATATTAGGAACAATAGAAGATAAGTAATGATATACAATTATTAAAAGGCCAAGAATTAAAGACTTCTATGTTAGTAAAGTAGTATGTAGATAAGTTAACATTATTTTCACAAGATAAATGTCCAACATGTGGTTCAAGTTTCTATACTGCAGAATTTGATTAGTTACGAAAAGATATTAATGATAAGAAAGTTGAGTAGGAATAGTTAAAAACACAATTATCTGTCAAGATTACAGAACTATCTAATAATATAGTACAATATAATGATTACTTATAGAAGATATAGAATGCAGTATTGCAAAATAATTCTTTAATTAATCAGATGACAAATGAAAATAATATCATTACAGAAAAGTTAAAGAATAGTGCAGAATATACAGCAATAGAGAGAATTATATCACAAACTACTGAATAGATACAAACAATTTAGAATAATTTAGTAGAAAAAACATAGAAATTAGAAGACTTAAGTACCCTTTCTGTTGTATATTCTATTGAAGGTGTAAAATAGAAAGTTATTAATAATTACTTACCTTTATTTAATAAGGAAATTGAAAGTAATCTATCATTATTAAATTTCCCTTATCAATTAGAGTTCGACAGTAAGTTTGAACCTAAACTAACTGATATTGGTGCACCAGTTCCACCAGAAACTTTAAGTGATGGTGAAATGACACGAGTAGATTTGGTAGTATTATGTAGTCTATTTAAGTTATTGAAAAGGAAATATCAATCAATCAATATATTATCTATAGATGAGTTAATATCTTTCCTTGACACTGAAAATTCATAGTTACTATTAGGTTATATGAAACAATTTGCAGCCGCTATGAAATTGAATGTATATGTAGTTAGCCATGTGAATATAGATACAGAATATTTTGATGTTTGTATGGAGGTTACAAGAGGTGATAATGGTTTTTCAAAGATAAAAGAAGAAGATTTAATGGTTTAAAAATAAAAAATAAAATATATGGAAAATTATATAACTAAAATTATTGTAGTGTATTTGAAGGATTCTGAAAAAGATAAGCGTAATGAATTTTGTAAAAAGCTTATGCTAACATTGGATGAAGAAACCAATAATAAAAGTGTAATAAAATATATAGAAGGACCTAATAATGAAAATGAGAATGAAATATTTTCATTTATAAATGATGTATATAATACAAATGATTTTGATTTTGTAATTTATAATACTACATCACCAAGACTTGATTTGGATGTACATGTAGAAGATTTGTATATCATTACAGATACAGAAGATTCTACATTTGAAAATGCAATTCAGTTTTGTTTAAATTAATTTTTCAATTATGAAAGTAATTATAGTAGAAGGTCTTGACAATACAGGTAAAAGTACTTATATAGATAAGCTTAAAGAACATTTATTATATTCAGAAAATTTACAAGATAATGATGTAATGGTATTTCATTTTAATCCTATTATAGGAAGAACAAATGAAGAGAGTGCAAAGCTTACAGATGAATATAATATAGCAGCTGCTGAGAGTATTCTTAATTGTATACGAAAGGATAAGCATAAGTATATTATATTAGATAGGTCATGGATTTCAGAGTATGTATATGGACAGATATATAGGGATAGAAATTCTGATGATATATTACAGAAAATTAAAGATTTAAATGAATACTTAACTTATTATGTTGGTTATAATAATGTATTTCTAAATATGTTTTTAGTTAAAGATCCTAACTTTGTAATTAAAAATGAAGATGGTGATTCTTTATCTATTGGTAATGACCAATATGAAAAGATAAAAACTGAGATAAAATTATTTAATGAAGTTTTTGATGCATGTGATTTACAAAGATCTAAAGTGTATGTAGATACATCTACTGATAGTGAATTTATGACATTTAATGAATTAAAAGAAAAATTATCTGAAATAATTTAAGACTATTTTTAAGAAAATAAATATAATATATAAATAATGAAACACGAGAACATGCTTAATATGTTCATAGTGAAGTAATTAATTAAACCAATTTTAACTATTTAAAGATTTAAACATTTAAAAGTAATTAAGATTAACAAAATTTAAAATTTAACGAATTTAACAAAATGAGCGTATTAGACAGTTTTTTTAACAACAAACCAAAAGTAGTAGCACCTTAGGACAATGTTCAAGTAGAATTTAAGCCAAGTGCAAAGAAAGGGCAGAATGGAGTCTACAAGGCAGTGGTAAGATTTGTACCACATACCGAAGACCCAAATAATAAGTCAGTTCTTCAGAAATTCTCTTGTTGGTTAACTAATCCAGTAAATAACACACGTAAGGAAATTGATTGTCCTTCTACTGTAGGTGAGCCAGACCCTATTCAAAATACATTCTTTGCTTTGCGTAATTCAGCAAATCCTATTTTGAAGGAGAATTCTAAGCATTTTTCACGTCGTCAATCATTTACATCAATGGTACAGGTTTTGAAGTGTCCTTCTGAACCAGCACTTGAGAATAAGATTCTTATTTGGCGTTATGGTATTAAAATCTATGAGAAGATTGCAGCAGAGTTTAATCCTCCTATGGGAGAGCCAGGTAATCCATTTGCAATTATTGGGGCACGTCCATTTAGTGTAGAATGTAAAGAAGTTTCTGGTTTTAATAATTATGATAATAGTCAATTCTTCTCAGTACAAGATGAAAATGCTATAGCATTGAGAATGGTTGTAAATAATCAAGTTATTCCAATTACAGCACAACTTTGTAGTACTGAAGAAGGTCAGAAGCAAGTACTTAAATATTTTAAGGATAATTGTCCAGATACTTCTCGTTATGAGTATCATCCATGGGATGCAGATACTACGAAATTTGTAAATGAGTGTATTCAGATTTATTCTGATCCTAATCGCTCAATTGCAGCTGCAGCAACTACACAAGGTATGGTACCACAAATGGGAATGCCTAATACTATGCCAGGTATGGTACCACAAATGGGAATGCCTACACAAGTACCACAAATTCCGCAACCAAGTATGGGTAATGCAATGCCTACATCAGCACCAGCACAGAATTTCAGTTCTACTATTCCTGGTAATGTTGCAGATATTATAGGTTCAGCTGGTCCAATTCCAACACCTCTTACAAGTACACAAGGTAGTGAAGATACACCAAATATGGGATTAGGTATTGATGATATTCTAAATGGTCAAATGATTTAAAATATACTTAACAATTAATTTTTCATAATTTTAGATAATTTTTAGTAGTCTCCTTTTTATTCTTTATTGAATATAATGGAGACTTTTTTATTATTATACATTATAAAATATATGAACAATGTAAATGAATCTGTATTTAATTTTAACATTGACACCAGTAGTTTAACTACTGCTAATATATCATCTGAAGAATTTAATACAGAAGTATATGATAAAGTACAACGGATTTTAAATGCAGAATTTCCTGATATATATTCAAAACAATATATCAAGAAAACTCAAACTGGATTTAATTTTGCATGCCCATATTGTCATGATTCTGCATCTAATACCAGTAAGAAACGTGGTAATATTGTATTAACAGGAAAATTTGCAGGACATTTTAAATGCTTTAATTGTGGTAAAAGTGTTAAATTAGTAAAGTTCTTTGAAGACTTTAAAGAACCTATGTCATTAAATGATATTACTTATATCAAAAATAATTTAACTCTTTCAAGTACATTTACATATGGTACAAATTCTACTGCATTAACATCAGAAGTTATCGATTATGAAAATGCTTTAAAATATGCTATACCACGTGATATAATTAAAAGAGTTTTTAATTTAGAGGAAATCAATAAACAAATTACACCTGAAGCATATAGTTATCTTATACATAGATGTCAATATAACTTAAAGAATTTTTTATATAGTAGGCGTTTTGATAAAATTGTAATATTAAATTCTATTAAAAATGATTATGTTATAGGGTATCAAACTCGACCACTTAAATATAAGAATTATAATACCATGCAGATTACTCGTTTAAGAAATGCTTTATATGGTGCAAGTGCTGGAGTTATTCCAGATTATATTGAAAACTTATCATCTTTATTTAATATATTCAATATTAATATATATAAACCTATATTAGTAACGGAAGGACCATTAGATGCATTTTTATTACCAAATTGTATTGCAACTTCAGGAGCTTCAAAGAATTTGAGTGTTGATTTACCATTTTGGTATGTTTATGATTCAGATAAAACTGGAATTGAACATGCATTAGATGCATTAAAACGAGGTTATAATGTATTCATGTGGAAAAAATTTAAGCAAGACTTTAATTTACCATATAGAGAAAAATGGGATATTAATGATGCTATGATATATTTTAGAGATAATAATATAGATGCAAAACAAATTAAATGGCAACCATATTTTACACATAATTCATTAGATGGTTTAAATTTATAATTAAAAATATAGACTTTTTGAATAAAACGTTTATAATAGTTATAAAAGCAAAACTAATTAATATACTTTTAATTTATAAAATTATGGCAAATAAAAATGATGGAGCTATGAAGTTGATTAATGAAATTTTTGAAAAGGGTGATAAAATCAAATTTACTACCAATAATCCTTTGAAAGATGTTATCGGTACTATTATTCATAATGATGGTACAAAGGAGACAAAGACCTTCAAATCTATTCCTGATTTTTTCAGTGCTCTTTTGGAAGGGTTTAATAATGTTCCAGAAGAGGAAATTGATGAAACGCCGGATGTAGAAAGTTCTAATATGTCAGAAGAGACTGAAACACCAGAAAGCTCTAAGACAATGCAGAAGAAACAACCAAAGCTATCAGTAAATGATATGCTTAAGAATGAGTATGAAGCACGTCAAGCAGATCTAATTTATAGTAAGCTTGATAAGGTTGTTTCTGATATTGTAGCAAAGCTTTCAGATACTTCAATTAAGCATGAATTTTGTCCAGGTTCAGATACTGTACAATCTGCAGTGAAGTTAACCATTAACCCTGAATTTGATTTCAGTGGTGATCGTGAGTACATCGCTTATGTATGTGAAGAAGTAAAAGAGCTGTGCGGTTTTGACTATGTATCAGTTTCAACACGATCTGCAAATGGCGATATTACACTATATTGTGTATTAAAGTAAAAATAAACCAATCCAATCCTAAATTTTAGGAACATCTGTTTCATTAAAAATTATTTTGGGAATAACTTTTAAAAGTTATTCCCTTTTTCGTATTATCCCTTGTCTATTTTGTAATAAATAATAAAACTAAAAGATAATATATTTAGACAAATGGGAAAAATTTCACTTGATCTTTCGTCTATTAAGGCAGCAGGTGTATATACCATAGAAATTGATAATTCTACAAGAAGCAATACTACAACCAATGCAATACGTTTGATGCCAGGTTTCTCTAATAAAGGTCCATTCAACCGTCCTGTATATTTGTAGGATGATTCAGATCGTCTTGCAGTATTCGGTGATGTCGATACTAAGTTAGAGCATAAAGGTTGTTTCTTTAATAGAATGCTTCGTACATTGTTAACCAATGGTCCTGTACTTGCACTCAATCTTTTAAAGGTAGATGACACTTATTCTGGTCCTGACCAAGTTAACTATGCAGCTTTATCTCTTAATGCAGCTGAAGCTAATCCAAAGATACCTACAAAGAATAACAAATATGGTGAGTATGATTATCTTTCTACTACCGTCGATTTCAATTTGTACGGTACTGAGCAAGATGATGTGATACCATTTGTTGGTACTACACCATACTCAAGTTTATATAACCGTTCACGTTTCTGGACTCCTGATAAAGAATTATTGACTGCAGCAGCAGCACGTGGTTTGGATTCACAAGATTATACACAAGGTTCAGGTTCATATGAACATACAAACTTATTGAACTTTGCTAATGTAGGTACAGAAGAATTCTCTATATTAGTATTCAAACCTGAAAATATTTCTGGTTATGACCGTACAGCATCTGCATGGTATGGTGGTGCCGCAAATATACCATTCGGTTGGATCCGTCCAGGTGATTATATTTCTGATTACTTTATACAAGTTGTTTGTGTAAAAGGTAATTGGAGTAATTATAGTGTACTTTCAACTGACCCTGTATGGGGTTCATACTTTGATGAAAAGGGTGTTATTAAGAGTAAGATTAATAACTTCATTTCAGCTGAAGGCGTAACTTTATTAGGTTCATGGACAGGTATTATTATTCCGGATTTCGTAGATCAACAAGGTAATAATCTTTCTATTGAACGTAAGATTAATGCAGCTACTGAAACAACAGGTTTATTAATGTCATTTAATGAAGATGCTGCACATGTATTAAATTATGATTATTCAGGTGCTGATGGTACAGAATCAGATCCACATTCAGGTGAGTGGGGCTTTGATATTGATAATGATGGTGAACTTACAGCTGAAGATGGAGAAAGCTCTCCTAATAATTATATTGTTGATATGGTAGGTCATGAGACTTTCCGTAATTTATTAACAAGTAACGATAATAAGGGTAAAGTAGCACTTAACTATGAATATATCAGTACATCTAATAAGAATGTAAATGTTGATGGTACATATACTGAAGCAGGTGTTAAGAAAAAAGGACAATTCACTGCACACCCAGTAATTCTTTCTAATGTATTTGATAATTATAAGAATCTTATCCTTGTCAAAGAATCTGAAAATCCAGTTGCATTAAAGAAAGAGAATGTATGGTATGTAACAGATAATAATAGTAAGACAGATACCCAATATGTATTCAAAGCATCTGAGTTATCTAATGTAACAGATAATGTAGATAAGAAACATATTCTTCGTGATATGAAGACTATTGGTTTTGTTAAACCAGAGGCAAGTGCTTCAATGGCAAAGGGTATGGTAGAGGAAGTTGTAACAGGTAATCAAGAACCTAATTACTATATCACAAAGGAATTTAATAACACTACATTCCCTATATCTACAGAGTTAGAAAATGTATTCTATACAACTGGTACATATTTCCCAATGGATTTCATTAAAACATCTAATCCAGATGATACTGAAATTACAGATAAGAATGTAAAAACATTTAAGAAGGCTACTACTAATAACTTACGTAACCTTATTAATCCAGAATACTATATTCTTTCTGAAACGGGTTCATTAACTAAGAAAATTATTCCAGATAATAGTATTACAGTTGTACATTATAATTATGGTTCACAAGATGATAAGACTTTAGCATCTAATCCAACCGGTGCAACAAATAATGTTCAATTATCATTCATTGTAAATGGTGAAACTTATTTTGCAAACCTTTTAGTAACTGTTCGTTCTTATAAGGGTAATGATTATATTGTTACAGTTAAGGCAGATACATCATTCCAACACTACTCTGCACATCAATTTATCGATTATAATTTATTCACTGATCGCGATGCAGAAAGAGCTGGTGTAGAAAGCACAGAAAATCTTTATGGTGTTCCATTGGATATTGCTAATAACCCAACAGGTCAACCAACAGCATCTGTAGGTATGGTAATTAAACCTTCTGGTAAAACGCAAGAAAATAATGCAACAAAGATAATTACAGGTGTTAATTTCCTTTCATATAACTATCTTTATGATGAAGATTCAAAAGATAATATTGTCCCAGGTAAAGCAGCATTCACAAAATTATCTAATGTTTATTACTTCAATGATAAGTCATTATGGAAGAATGAAATTCCAGTTTCATCTGAAATAAAGAACCAATTTATTATAACAGATAAAGAATATTGGTCTGATGATTACATTAAGTTAGGTGATTTTATCCAGAATATTACATATTATAATAAAACTGGTGAAACACAAACATATAAGATTATTCCAGGTGTAACTCGTGTAGTTAAGAAACAATTTATTCCTGTTGTAAATGGAATGATTAATTGGAAAGGTAAAATGTATGATTATGAAGGTGAAACCTCCACAGCACATAACGGTGCAGTTGGTTTCTATCTTGTAACTACTACGGAGCATGTACTTATCGATACAAAGGAACGTACAGTAGTTCGTCAATTACCATTAACTTCTGATGTTATTTCACATTCACTTCGTTTCATTCCTATGAAGGGTCTTAAATTACAAGCTCGACATAAGCCAGGTTACGATGAAAATGGTAGCATTAATATAGAAGCTGGTATCAAGAAGATTTACAGTGTACTTGAAGAACCAGGAATACAACGTGGTCTTTGTAACTCAGCAATGGTAGATTACCGCTATATAATCGATTCAATGTCTTATGGACTTGATAGTGAACTCGGTGGTAAAGTATATCTTTCAAGACTTGCAAAGAATAGAGGTAAATGTACAGCAATATTAAATTTACCATCCGCTAAGCAATTTGCGGTTTCAGCTAATCCATATTTCTGTGATTCTTATATCGTTGGTACACAATCACGTCCATCATTTGATACTAAGTACATTCCACAAGGTGGTAATACTGAAATGGGTGCATCAAAAGTATTCTCACTTCCAACAGAAGATAATGGATCTAAATTTACTGCAGCATTCTTCCCACACCTCGTTTATAATGAAAATGGTAAGAAAATAACGGTTCCGCCTGCAGCAGATGTAGCAAATGTATTCTATCGCAAATTTACTGGCATTGCAGATGCATATGCAATTTGTGCTAACCAATCTGGTATTATTACAAATAAATTTGTGAAAGATATTGAATTTGATTCTGATGTTCCTGATCGTGAATACCTTGAACCTTTTGGAGTTAATACTATCATTAAGGATAACAGACAAATCATGATCTATGGTAATCAAACCTGTTACCAAGATATTAAATCAGACTTCAATAAACTACATGTAAGAGAAAACTTAAATACAGCAGAACTTGAATGTAACGCAGTTCTCAAAACATTTAACTTCTTGTATAATACACCTGCAACACGAGCAGCTATCGTACAAACTCTTACACCTATACTCTCTACAATGCAAACCTCTGGTGCTATTTCAACATTCGAAATCATATGTAATGAATCTAATAATACACAAGAAGTTATTGAAAGTGATTACGGAATCGTCGATATAAAATTGTCATTTAATCATGGCATGGAGCGTATTTTAATGCGTTTGACAGTAAATCGTTATCAATCAAATACTGAAAATTCTTAATAAAAGTTAAACAATTTTTATTAAATTCTATATAATTAAATGGGATAGAAATCATAAAGTTTCTAACCCATTTTTTCTATATATGAATATTAATGATGATTATATAAAAACACATTGTTTAAATAAGAATGGTAGTATAAATCCAGCATGGACTAGGCACCTTTATATGGATAAACGTCCAAATATAAAGTAGTATTTATTAAACAGGTATAAAGACAGTTCAGGTATATATGAAACATTATATCGTATTTTACATGGTATAGAAGAAAGACCTGTATGTAAAAATTGTGGTAACTCTATTACATTTAGTAGCATGGGTTTTATGGATTTTTGTTGTACAAGTTGTAGTAAACAATATATAGAAACAGATAATTTACCTACAAATATTTCAATTAAAGACATACTTAATGACATTATATAGAATGGAGAAATTAATTATAATAAAGTAAAAGAAAAATATCTTATTGAACATGCTTATAAAGAAATTTTAGTAGATTAGTTTCCAAATGAAAAATTAAAATATGTAGAAATTCTATATCGATTGTATCATAAACTAAATGGTCCTGAATTATGCAAAACTTGTGGTAAACCATTGAAATTTATAAACTTTAATGAAGGGTATGGTACTTATTGTAGCAAAGCTTGTGAGTTATATGATACTATAACTATTGATGATGAATATGTTAGAAATTATTTGATTGGAAGGGGTTTACAAAACCATATAAGTAATTTAAAAGCAACTGGCATTTATAATTATCTGATTAATCGATTTCCTAATTGTTCTAATTATAAAGAAGCTATATATAGGATAAAGAATAATTTAGAAAATGCACCATTTTGTCCAGTATGTGGAAAAGAATTAAAATATTCTGAAGCCTTACGTGGGTATCGTAAGTATTGTTGCAGGAAATGTGAAAGTATAGTAGAAAGACAAACTCGTTTAGCATCTATAAGAAAACATACTGGTTTTGACATAGAATTAGACCCTAAACATAAAGACCATTTTATTTTTCATAATTGTTGTGAAAAGCATAAAAAATTTTCAATTAATGTAGGTATTGCACATAACAGGACCATGGAAGATCGCTATAAAAGCGGATGTATTTGTCCTATATGTAATCCGCCAGAAGTTCAAACAACCAAAATAGAGCTTATTATTTAGTCCATATTGGACAGAAATAACATAAACTATGTACAACATTGTAGAACTGTAATTAGACCATTAGAAGTAGATTTTTATATACCTGAGTATAAGTTATGTATCGAGTGTAATGGGTCATTTTGGCATAGTACTGCAAAACATACTAAAAACTATCATCATAAGAAATATTTAAGAGTTTTAGAAACTGGTAATACATTACTTAGCTTTTGGGAAGATGACATTTTAAATAAGCCTGATATAGTAGAGAACTTAATTTTATTACATTGCAAAGAAAGAAATAACAGTAAAGACTTATAGTTTATTCCTTGTGAAAATGTTGATTTAGAAATTCTTAAAAATAATTCCTTATATGCGGATGAAATAATTTCATAGTATGGAAATAAACTTAAATGTTATAAAGCCATGTGCGATGACAAAATTATAGCATACTTATATGGATATAAAAATAAAAATAACTTTACAGTAGTAGAACTGATTTATAATACGTCATATCAGATATATAGTGAACTTTTAAATAAGTTTAGTAATTATATAGTTACTAATGGGTTATATAAAAACTTATATGTAAAATTATATAATGATGTGCATAATTTGAAGTCATATAATGTAGGAAAAAGCCTAAAATATATTCAGCATAAAAGAAATACTGATGATTTTGAGCAATATGATACAGGTTATAGTATATATAAAACTTTGAAGTATGTTTTTTAATAAATATTATAGAAAATTTTAAATATATAATGAAAGTAACAAAGAGACAACTTACATAGTTAATTGAAAGTGAAATTAAACGACAATTCAACTTATATAAATTAAATGAAAGTGTTGATGATATTGATGATCCAATAGAACAAAATTTTATAGAAGATTTATTAAATATTGGTGATGATTATAGCATTAGCGATTTTGGTTACGGTGAAATTTATGTATTAGATGATAATGGTAATAAATTATCAGAAGATTTAGTGAGTACTCTAAATCATGATTATTTTGATTATAGTGATAGTAACAGTCTCATACATTTTTTACCTAATATAATAAAAGGAGAAGGATGTCGTTTAACATGGATATATCCTATACCATCAGATGATAGAGCTGCTGATAAAGTTTATAGAAAATTAGAAAAATTATGTGATATAAATAATTTAATCAATGAAGATGAAATGATAGAAGGTGAAGAATATTTTACTATTGATTTATTACCTTCTAACATTAAAAAATTTAAGAATTTTTTAATGAATAAATAATAAAATTATATATAAGGTTTAATAAAAAAGACCTTTAAAAATTCTAAAATCAAAGTAATTATTATAATTAGCAGTTAATATTTTTAAATATTAACTGTTTTTTTATTTTAATTTATAATTATGAAATATATAAATATTTTATAATTAATTACTTATTTTAACAACATAATGAAGTATTTAAATGAAACCTATAATAATGATGCTAACTTATTAAATAATATATTAAATAATGATTTAGTTAAGTATATTTAGCCCGCTGTGAAAGACCCTATATTTAATATATACACAATTGAAGATAATGCTAAATATTAGGGCATATTAAATTATATTCTTAATGAGTATTTAAGGATATATTCAATTTACAATAATGTATTATTACGAAATAGTGATATTTTTAAGCATAGTGATGATTCTAATATAACAAATTCTAAAATATTTGATATTATAATAAAAAATAAATTTATACCAGAAGTGGATTCTATATTTAGACATGGTTATTATATATCAGAGAAAGACTTAGTATTATGTTATAAACGTGTTAATAAACAAGTAAAAAAATTATATAGTATAATAAAGCAATATAGTACTGGTAATTTCACTACTACTATTTATTAGTACAATGGTAATAGCATAGATACAATGTTGTATCCATTTTAGGTGTTAGAAACATTAACTGCTGCTGAACTTAACAATATATCTATATAGGAATATACACAGGATGAGTTTGTAAATGAAACAGATTCTTCTATAATAAGTACAGATACTTTAATAATAACATTTGATAAAGAAAATAATATTTTACAATCAGGCTTACATGAACCACATGGTTCATGTGTTGCAGAATATAATAAAAACTATATATATGAATATATAAAATCATTATAGGATGCGGCTACAGATATATTAAATAATTTTAAGTCTTATATTACTTATTAGAAATGGGCTAATATAGAATTTCCTATAATAAAAGCATCATTAATAACTGATTTTTATAAGGCTATAAAAAATGTTGAAACCCATAGATATATGGTAAAATCTGTAATTACTGATAATATTTATAAAGATTTTGTAGATTAGTATACATTTGATAAAATATATGTAATAACCAATATATTATCACAAATGACAAATAGACAGGTTTTAAGTAAACATAAAAGTATATATTCTCCTAAAATTAATAATATATTTAAATAGGATAAGTCTACATTACTTAGTAATAGATATAAAATACCATATTATATAAAAGATATATATAATGATTTAATTACGTTATTTTAGAAGAAATCAGATCCAGATACATCTACTATGTTTTTATTAAAAACAAAGTTTATCTCTGATTTTTTAATGAGTTCTCAATTAAAAATAATAGATTTAAAAGATGATAAATTTGATTTTAATAATAGTTTAAAAAATGGTAGTTTAATATAGAAACTATATAAAATATATCAATTTATATAGAATGAATATCAAAATATATTAAAAATAGGTGATCATAAATAGGCTCAGAATTATTTAAATCAATGTGAAAAACGTTTAGACCTATTGAATAAATTTTTATATCCATAATAATAATTATAATTAATTATGAAATGTAAGCATATTAATAAATAACGTATGAATAAAAATTTATCATTAAATGAATCATATAATAGTAATTTTATCAAGACTATAATTAATAATACTGAAACTTTAAAATATTGTATAGGTGATGTTAATTTACCAGTTAATAGTATATATTCATATCTACAACATAGAGGTGAAGAAATAGATCCGCATTCTAATTATATAGTTAGTTAGATATGTATATGTATAGATAAAATTTATATGAATTATTTAAATTTAATAGATCCTAAATATTCAAAAAAATTATTTTTAGATAATACTAAAGATCCTATAATTTCACCTACACATAAATTTCATGAATATGAAAAAGTAGATGAGATAATATCTACATATGATTTTAGTGACATTAATATTAATGATAAAAATATATCTTATATTTATATTATTAATAAATGTTATAATACGTTAGTGAAATTATTAAATGATTATATATCTGGTAATTTTGAAATATCATTCAATGAATTACCTGTTAATTTAAGGCCATTGTATAAAGTAACAGATGATATGTTAGAACCTTTATAGGATACAACAGATATTAAAAATATTATTAATATTAATAAATTACAAAGTACTCCATATCATTAGTATATAATTTTTATTAAAGATAATAGTCTTTCTGGGTATTTTTATAAGGGTCCTAATAAATAGAATTTTTATAAATATTACAGTTTTAACAGTATATTACAATTTTCTATATATAAAGATGATATTAAAAGTTACATAAATAAATTTAATGATGATACAAAATTAGTAACTAATAATAATATTAATTTCCCTATTATACCATATGACCCATTAGAAGAAATATTTTCAATTATAAACAATACAATATTATATAATGCTTATAGTACATATAATGCTTCATATTATGAATTTAGTATTGAACCCTATATATCAAATTATAAAGTATTTTATATAAAAGTACCTGAAACTACTACTTCAAAATATTAGATGTTCAAGTATAATTATACTACTAATCATCTTAATTTACCAGATAGTATCAAAAAAGAACCAACTTTTAATTATATACATTTACATCCATTAAGGAAATTATTTACAATTTTATATACCTATTATATTAATAATTTCGGTGATTATTATGATAATAATGATAAAGGATATGAATTAAATGATGCATTAAAAACTATTTATAATAATATAACTTATATATTTGACTATTTCAATTATACTAACATGTTGCAGGATAATAATAAACATCATTTTAATTTTACTAAAATTCTTTTACTTAATACACTATATAATTTTATGTCAAAAGAATATAGTAAGTTTGAAAAATTCTATAGTTATCTTAAGAAATTAAATAATAACAAAAATAGATTAGGTACGTTAGAAGAAGAAAAAAGAATTTAGCATTATATAGATTTGTGTTATGAGTTCAATACTAAATTTAGAAATTGGCGAAAGTTATATAATAAAAAGAGTAATACTGCATTATGACATATAAACATATAAATGAAACTTTTAATTCTAAATTAATAAAA